CCGGACGCGTATGCAGTGATATCCTGAACAGAATAGCTGTTGGCCGAACGGGAGGAAGAATTTTCCGAACTATACGATGCGCCATTCCCGAGATTTTTGATGGCATCTTGCAGCAGGCCAGAACTGGTGAATCCCTTATACATGTTATCTGCCATTTGCTTTCCTAGATTTTCAAACTGGCTCATATCAATAGATTGGCTAAAATGATTGATTTCCGTTTTCAAATCTTCCATTCCATCAATACCGGCGTCTCCAACTCCAGATTCTTCTTGCTTTAACCCAATAATAGAATCTGTAAGACCTTGAGTTTCACTTTGAAGATCACTGTATAGCTGAACCGATTGCATGTATGTTTCCTGTGCGGCTTTTGCCGCTTCGGTTTCTTTCTCTCTTGCAGCGACAAGTTCTCTGGCTTTCCCCCAACTGAAAATGTCTGTTTCGTTGAGTTCTTTTTGTGTGTTATTTAATGCTTCTGCGGCCGCATCATAATCCTTTGCCGCCTGTTGCATATCACGCATTGCCTGATATTGCTCTTTATAACTCTCAACAAGCATTTCTCGCAGGGCTTCCATTTTGGCCTCTCGCTCCAAAGAATCAATCAGCTCGTCAACGGCGGCTTTACTTTCTTTAACTCGTTGTGTTGTTTCATCAATTTCCAAATGTAGCCCATCAATGTTCAAATCGTTCAGGACTTGAACTTTTACCGCCATTTGATCTAATTCATAAGCAGATGCATTTGCATTATCGTTAATGGCATAAATTTCGTCTGCAAGCTGTCTGGCAACTTGGAAATCAGCAATAGACGAATCAAAATCTTCTAAACGATTTTTCATATTATTAAACGCTTGGTCTGTGCGTTCAGACGCTTCTGTGCAACGGTCAAGAATGTCCGCCATGATTGCAAAATCTTCTGACGCCGCATACGCCGCATTTGCTGCCGCTTCTATACCAACAATTTCGAGAACAATGCCAACACCAAGTCCGATAACGGCACCAGCGGCAGTACCAATAACAGGAACAACGGAGCCGATTCCCGCACCAGTTAATACAGACCCGAGTATTGTCATCAGTCCACCAGAAAGAGTTGCAGCGCCCTCTTTAATTTGTGCAGTAATTCCCATAATCACAAGAGATAATCCAACTCCGATTACTAGCCCAAAAGCGGCTCCAGCTCCTCCAGCAATGACTGCGCCGATGCCAAATCCAGCCAAAGCTCCGCCAATGAGGCCCATGATCCCATTTCCAATGTTAAGACCATCTTGAAGAATCGACGTGATAGACGAAATCAAGAGAGACACGCCAATTCCTGCAATTATGCCACCAAGAACCCCTTGCGCAGGATTTAGATTTTTTCTGAATGCAAAGTATCCGCCAAGCGCTCCTCCAGCCAATGCACCGCCAATAGCACCTAAAAGGACATTCCCAAAGTTCAGTCCGTCTTTGATTTGAGAGGCAATGGACATGACCATCAAGGAAAGTCCAAGACCGACAACAGCTCCAAGCAGCATTCCACCAGCCCAAGTGAGGCCAAGTTTCTTAGCCAAAAGTAGGCCAAGTCCAGCCCCAGCAAGTGCTCCTCCAGCTGCGCCTTTTAGGATGTTTTCCCATGTTAGTCCATCCCCAAAAAGAATGTCTTTTACACTGTCAATCAGCAAAGAAATACCTACCGTGAACATCAACCCGCCTAGCAAAGCCTTAAGGCGGCCGATATCTGTAAACAACGTCCTTGCAATTCTCCACGCAAGCAGTGCAGAACCGATGGGAATGATATAGTTGTCAAGCAAGTCTTTCAAAACAGGTTTGATTTCGTCCACTTGCTTTTTTAACGCATCAAGGGCGGTTTTGTCCCAAATATTCGGGATTTCAAGATCATCGGTCCATTTTCCAGCTTCTCCAGTATCCAATTTGATTTCGTTGGATGCCCCGATGATATTTAGTTCATCGATTCCTAAAAGCTGCTGCTTTAGCTTTTTTAATTCGTCAGTTGTATCGCCAACGGAATCGGCAGCGGAGTCAGCATTTTCTTTGATATCTTCTCCCCAATCATTGGTCTCCCATTCCGGCATTTCAAATCCGACCAGAACAGCAAACCGTTGAATTGCTTCCGTCAATATCTCAACAAATGCTTGAACCCATGGAATTACCTGAATGAGGATAGGGACAAACACCGTGCCAATCGCTCGACCAAGCTGAGTAATTTGCTGGCGCAGCACTCTCATAGCATTTGCGGGGGATTCCAAGGTTTTTGCGAAATCTCCAATAGCCCCGATCCGGGAGGCCCCCTCCATCAGAACCAGGCTCCGCAGTAATGCCTTTTCCTGTTCTGTCATAGACATAACGCTTTCATCAATGCCATGAGCAAGCGCATATTCCTGTAAGGTGGCCTGACTAATTGAGATACCTAAGCGACGGATGGGCTCAATTTCGCCAGCAAGAGCAGACTGCAAACGTAAGACCGACTGTTCTGTGTCCTCGTTATATAGAGAACTCAGGTCATAGGCCAGTTCTGTCAAGCCCTCGCTTAGGTCATAAGCTTGTTGCCGTGCTAACCCAAAACCGTTTGCCATAGACATGAACACGCCTTGCGCACGCATCCACTCTTCGGGGTCGATGCCAAGTCGGTCATTGACCAGCATGGCATAGTTATAGGCTTCGTCATAAAACTCACCCATGGAGACCTGAAACAAATTGACTGTCTCAACGTAGTCATTAGCCGACTTTATCCAGCCGGAAATAACATCGGCAAGTCGCTTAAATGCTAAATAATAGATACTAAATTTAGCTGCCGCAGAACTGATACCAGTTCCAAGAACGCCAAAACTTCTTGCCGCTCTGCTATTTGATGCCGTCAGACTTGCGTTGCTCTGAATAAGCCTCTGAATTCTGATCGGAAATGCTGAAAATCCATTGGATACCTTCTGCATTTCTGTCGCTAGCGGTCGCACAGCAGCGGCCACCTGCTCCATCTGCTTTGCGAATTTACCAAGGTCTGTCTTTTCGAGCGACGCACTAATCTCAGGAAGTTTCTTTAGTGCGTTGATCGCGGAGGAAAGGCCGCTTGCTTTTTGGATACCAGCCAAGCTATTCATTGCAGCCGTGAACTCTTTTATTTTCCCACTATTCAGATTTGCGCCATTGATTAGCTTTGCTGCTTCCGAAAGTGCCTTTAACTGCTTTGTGGTGGTTGTAAGCCCCGCCCCTCCTTTAGCCGCGGTTTTTAACCCGGTCAATGCAGTAGTAAGCGCCTCGATCTTCTTTGCTGCATCACTGGACGTCGCCTCGATTTCAATTTGCAGGCTATCAATATCTACGGCCATATTGCCACCACCTTTCTATATTGGCACTTGGCAATAAAGCACTTGGCACTAAAATATAAAATTCCGCTACCTCAAACTTCATAGAGATAGCGAAGATTTTGATTGATTTCCTTCCGTTGTGTGATGTATCATATAATGAGGGGGGCGATTAAAATGAAGAAATTTTTTCCTGTACTATTTGCCTTTTTAATGATTATCGGGTTAACGTCATGTGGCGAGAGTACTGAACATGAATATCATGATATATCAGATTCTAACAATCCAGAAATTGCAAGCACGGAAGATGTGAAAAACGCATTTTTGCAAAATAGAAGTTTTCGTGTCGATATTGAGTCAATCAATGAAACGGATAACTACTATAACTTAGAAATATCTTTTGTCGGAGAGAACGCAAGACAGGACGACCCGAGTGTATGTGCAATTGATGTAGATCGATTGATTGAAATTATTTGCGAGAATAATCAATCTGTGTATAAATGCCTTGGGACAGTTATCTTCAATTGTCCATCAGATGAGAAAAATTTCCAAACTTCTATTCAAATCCAGGAATACAAAAGCGGAGATGATATAGCTTTTTGTGATACCATGAATGACAAAAGTGAACTTGTTGTTATAACAAAAGAAGATGTAGACTCCACTAAACAGGATGCTCAAAAGGAATTAGATGAAGAATTAAGTCAGAGAAGAGACTTAAATATTGGCGATACTTTGTATAGTGACAATAAAATTTCTATAGTATATAATGGTGTAGTGGAGTATGAAACGGTGTATGCCGCTGATAATCTGGATGTTCCAAAATCTGCAATAGTTTTTTCTGTTGTCAATAAAACGGGCCAAAATCTAACAATTGGATTTTTTGACTTGCATGTAAATGGGGTTGATAGTGGACATATCACAAGCCATTCAATATCAGCAAATCAAGAAAATCTTGTTGAGGTCAGATTTGATGAATTGCCAGAAGTAGTAGAAGATATACATGCAAGTGGGAACATCATGTTTGATGATTACTCAACCTCAGATTTTAAGTTCTGAAATTTAATAATCGCCCTCCGCTTAGGAATAGGCGGAGGGCCGTTTTATTTCTTGGCGTATCGAGGTTTCCGCTATCTCTATGAAGTTTTCAAGGTGCAACGGGGACGCTATTTCTTCCCCCAGCTCTTTCCGGCCCTTACCATCTGGCTCATATACGCCTTTGCAAACAATGCGTCCCGCTCTTCCTGCTGTTCAGATTTCTCTTTGGGCTTATCTTTCCCAAACAAAGGATATGGCTCCGTTCGATACTCTATCGGTTTTGCACCATTTTTGGCAAAAGCATGAAGAATGGGGGAGACGTCGCACAAAGCCTCATAAATGTACATTCCCATCAAATGGGACTCCGCATTTGTTCGCTCCATACGACGTCTATCAGCCTCCCTATAAATGTTCACCATCCACACGTCTCCGTTCCAGTATTGCTCCCATGTCATACCGATAGAGAGATAATACGAACAGTCACGCACGAACAGTTCTTCAAATGACTCTGGACCCTTTACAGCTCCAGAGTCAGTCCGGAGTTTTTTGCGGCGTCCTCGTCAACAACGATAGAGTTGGACGCAAGAGCTTGCTGATAAAGCTGAATGAGCCGCTTCACCAGTTCTTCCGGGATGCCGCCGCCCCACTTTTCGATCAACTTGTCTGTCTTTTCCCTAGAGATATTCCGGTGGTTCTTGCGAAACGCATAGTAGAACAGGTCCCTCATGCCAGTAACAGGATACTCAATGGCATCCTCCAGCTTAAACTTGTTACGTTCAGCAAACACAATACTCTCACGAGAAAAATCCAGGACATAGACTTGTCCGGTCTTATCATCAGTCAGGCGGGCAGGCTTTACGATGTCCTGAATATCAATGGTCTTTTCGCTCATTTGTATGCCTCCTCAAGATTGTTAATCAGGGTCCCTCGGTGGGTTTTGCCGCCATCACAGGGGCACTATTTGGCGTGATATAAAGCGTGGTTTCCAGCATGGAGCCGACGCTTGCCTCGTTCAATCCAAGGGGAGCAGGAGTTCCAACAAAGTAAGTAGCATCTGCCAGCTGCGGATGAACCACGGCAAACCACACCTGCTTATCTCCTTCAACGGCTGTATCATAAGCCCCCATGAGGGTATCCCAAGCGTCGATCAGGTCTTCGGTCAGGTTTGCCCCATACTCCAGAGCGCCGCCCAAGTCCTTCAAGCCCTGGACGTAAGTCAATAGGTTTTTCACGCAAAAGCTCCCTTTGTTTTCTTTTTCGCCTATTTTCTCATAATAAGTCGTGTACTGCGCTTTATAAATGCGTTTTTTCTTCTCTATTTTTCTGCGCGGTGCAACTTTTGGCGCAAGTAAGCGGCCCCCACCCATCGGATAGAGGCCGCCACATTCAATTTGCTTTACTTTTAATTACCCCCAAAACTACCACCTTGCCGCCCTCGATTTTGACCTCTACGGCGCTATTTTGAGCTTTTCTTAATTCGCGCTCAATAGCGGCTATGTCACATTTTTGTAAGTTGATTTTCACATTGGGCCTCCTTACTTGAAAAAGGGGCCGGGGCGCATATATCCCCGGCCCGTGTATCAGTTCATCATGTATTGAATTAGCGCCCGCTCGTCCTGCACATACCGGGCAAAGGTACGCTTTACCCACGCTATCCCCTGGGACTTGTCCACGGCGCTCTCCCTTTCTCACAGGATATAGAAATACCGCTCCTGCATTTCCATAAGCAGCTTGACGGCCTCCAGGCGATCCCCTGGCATGGCGTCGGGGTTGTCCCTGATCTGGCGGAGGGCGGCGGCCTGGGCCTTAATCTCCGCTTGTTCCCGCTCGTGGCGCTCTCTCCGGGCCTGCTCATTTTTGCGGCGGGTTTCCTGGGATTTATTCATTTCTGCTCCTTCCTCTGCTTGTTATATGCCTCCATAACTGCATTTGAATCGGACTCAAGATCTTCCGACAGTTTCCACATTCCTCGTTGTAACATGGAAAGAGCCCCAAAATACATAGGGAGTCTGCTAATGAAAATCTCTTTATCCCCTGAGCTCTCATCTCCCAGCCACTCAACAATGAGGTTTAAGAGATCAAGGCAGTCGATTAAAGCGCTATGCGCCTCATCCATGCGTACACCGGCATCAAATAATGTCTTTACCTCGGTCATACATCTTTCTCCTTCGCTTTTTTAAGTAAAGTTGTTTGAAGAGTACAAGTAATTTGGGCTGCAAGCAAATTGACCGCATAGCAGGCCGCATATAGCTCATCAAAGTGTTTCTCCATCCAACGCAAAGCAGCGCTCCCCTTGTCGCCACCTGTTTCTTCGCTCCATTCATCCAGCAGCCCACAGCATCTATACCCATAAAAAGCCGGGTCAATCACATCTTCCATTAAGCCATTTATGGCAACTGATGCTTGTTCCGCTTCGTCCAGCTTGCGGATAATACGTTCTGGCGCTATGATATAATCTTTTTCCACGTTTTCCTCCTTGCTTTCGTGGAGGGGACCGGCTATAATGGGTTTACCGGCCCCCTGGGGTTGGTGTTTACAGGTCCTTCTCCGTCTGACCGCCAAGCTCACGGGGAAGGGCTTTCTTTTTCTCGATCCAGTCAACCAGGACAAACAGCTTGTTTGTGAGATACAGCGCCCCGGCGATGGTGACCACCACTTCCATCATGCCACGGAGAACCGGCGCACCGTGGTTTCTTTTGTGAACCGCGCGGCTACGTCCGGCAGGGCCTTTTTTAGGGCCGTAGCGTCCAGTCTGGCCGTTTTGACGGGCTTCCAGGTGATCTTGTATTCCCCGGCCTGTACGGCCTCCTGCGTGCCCATAGCGGCCTTGATGGCATCCTTGATGGTCTCCGCCTCTGCCTGGGCCTCGTCAATCAGGGCTTGCAGCTGCCGAAGCTCCCGGCACTTCATTTCTAATTCGTTGATGCTCATTGTTTTTCCTCCTGCATAAGAATTTCTAGATTTGCTGGGGTTATGGGGTGCGGCGATTCAGGCTCACCGCCCAGGGCCTATATTAAACCGCGGTTCCGATCTTCTCGAATTCCTCCCGGCCACCGTTAAAAATTTGGCTGCCATACTTCCGGCGGATTTCTTCCATACTGGTGTTCCCCCGTCTCCACTTCCGGCCCGGCTCCTCGTGGTGCCAATACCATTGCTTTTTATTCTGGCTCCAACGGAGGCCCAGGGCTTTCAGCTGTTCCCGGTGGGGCTTTGTGTTCCCGCCGGAGGCCCAGGGCTTTCAGCTGTTCCCGGTGGGGCTTTGTGTTCCCGCTGACCCATACCCAGGACCCGCAAAGCTCAACAACGATCTCACCAAATTTTAAAAGTGCTTCGATAATGTCCCGGAATTCTGCCGCCGTCTCCGTGGTCTGGTGGTATTCGTCGGCGCTTGCGTTATGCTGCTTTTTCAGGGTCTCGAAAAGTGCGTCATGCTCGGCGTTAATGGCCTGCATGATCTCAGTACTGCCCCCACAGTCGGGGTGATACTTCATAGCTAAACGGCGGTACTGCTTCTTCAACTCTTCCAGAGTTCCGCAGTTCTTAAAATACATCATGTAACCCTCCTGTTAAGTTCCACATATCGGCGGATTATAGAGAGGGCATCCGGTCCGTTCCCGGTCCACCTGTCGCAGCCGCCGGAGATTGAAGAGAGGCCATCGGGACCGTGAACCCGTCCGCCTGTCGCATCTCTTGTCCTTTGCTATGGTTCTATTGTACACTATTTAGTTTACAACGTCTATTGGCAAGTACACCAAATAGTTTACTCATTTCCTATTCATTTTGTACATTGTTTGGTTTACTCCTATATGTTATAATAGCGGTGAAAGGGGGTGTTTTTGGTGTCCGCATCATCAGCTATCCGCAAACGCCTTGACGATATAGGAATGACACAAATACAGCTTGCGGAGGCGCTTGGAACGAATAGGCAAAACTTAGGAAACAAGTTGCGCCGCGACAATTTTTCAGCCAGAGAGCTTGAGGCTATTTGCAAAATCATAGGCTTAAAACTGGCTATGGTTGAAGGAAACCCTGGGGAATATGTTATCGAGTACACACAGGAAAACAAAGAGTAGCCCACAAGCCCGCTAGAACGATCTGGCGGGCTTTTCCTTTGCGGTGGTAGTGGTTCCTTCCCCGATGCCCAAACATCGTCTGCGGGTATCCTACGGGCAAAAGAAAGGCCGGGGAATAACCCCGGATTTCTGCTCAGGGAAATCCATCTGCTTCATTGTTGGCCCCCCCCCTCCCTATCCTTACTGATCCACCCCAGGGGGATAGTTTTATGAGCACTCCCCCTACATTACCCCCGCAAATACCCGCAACACATAAAAAGATTTTCAAATAAGAAATCTAGCGAACGGAATTTTCCGTTGGCCAAATGATTTGTATAAAAAACGCTCCCCGGTACTACAATTAGCACCAGGGAGCTTATTTCACTTTGTTCTAAAATTCTACTCTAGAAAAAGGAATTGCTTTTCAAAAATTCATTATTCCCCACCTTTCATGTAATGGGATCGCCCTTTTCTCGCTGCGTCTGTTGGTTGTATTTGTACAGGCTCCTCGACACCTGACGGCCATCCAGAGAAACTGTTGTATCTTTATCGTTGACTGCCTTAGTAATCATTGCACCGATTGCCATGACCGCATTGATGACTCCGGTATTAGCAGAAGCGATACCGTCAACGATTTGGTCATTGTTCGCCACTGCTGCTCGGTTGCCTATTTGACCAACTAACTCAGGTCCATTCTCACGGGCAATGAACATTTGCCCATGCTCGGGGAAGCCGCCGGACGCGTATGCAGTGATATCCTGAACAGAATAGCTGTTGGCCGAACGGGAGGCAAATGTAGACTTGGATTCAACCGAAAGCGGGACAGCTTGCCCATTGTTAGCGAACCCTTTTAAAGAGGATAGCAGACTTGTGTAGGTTGCCATTTTATTGATAGCCGTTTCAAGTTTTGGTATCACCCCGTTAAGCTCTGAGATCAAATCGTCAAGTCCACTCGACACTTTGCCAACACTATCCGACATATCTTGAATGGGGTTATCTGAAAATAGCCCAATAAACTTGCCAACAATGGAATTCCATGTAATTGACCCAAGGCTTTCAGTATATCCAGTTATTTCCCCAGCAAAGTCCCGTAAGTATGATGTAAATTTGGACATATCGGTTTTCAGTGTTGGGATGGAAGCATTTACTCGATCCAGCTCAGGCGCTAACCGCTGCGACAGCGATTCCGCGACCTTCGTTAGAGATTCAACGAAAAGGAGGAAGGCCGCAGCCAATTCAACAAGAACTGCCGTTCCAACTCCAATTGCAGCCGGAAGTAAACCACTCGTCCCGACTGTCACCGCCCCCAACGCAGCTGTTACCACCCCGATAGCAACAAGAGTTCCAGTGCCAACACCAATTGCAGTTGCAATATTTTCCCCATTGTCCAGGACGGGTTGCCATGCGCGGCCTATCTCGTCAAGTCCTGTTCCAATGGCCCATACCTCAACCAAAAAGAGGCCACTTGCAAGACCCACTTCGGCGAGGATAGCTGTTCCAAGCCCAATATTAACTGCCAGAGAAGCGCCGCCAACAGAGCCAATAGCAGCTGTTGCAAGGCCGACTCCGATTAGAATATTAGCACCCATAAGTGTAGCCGCTGCAACAGTCTCGCCGTTTTCAATGACTGGATCCCATGCCTCACCGACTTCTCTGAGTTCCACGCCAAGCAAGGCAATTGCGCCGACAATGAGCAGTGCGGCCGCCGAAACTTCGGCAATAACAGCCAGCCCAAGCCCAAGATTCCCGGCAAGGGATTTTAGACTTGGAGAGAGGCTTGTGGTTATAGAATTATTAACCGCACCCACTGCACCTCCTGCCGCTACTATTGCGCTAGACGTACTGGATAGCGTTGTAACGGCCTGTGTAATTCGTTGCATTTGCCGAAACTCGATTAACGCACCAATCAATGTCCCCAAGCCGCCAACCATTGCAACGGCTCCACCAATAATAGTCGGCCAATCAACCCCGCTCCAATCTCCACTTTTTATAGCTTCCCAATTCTTTTTAAGCTCCTCGATTACCATCACAGAGCCGACGAGGAATGCTCCGGCCCCCATCAGAGCTTTATTATTGGTTAGGCCGCCGATGCCAACAAACACTTGTCCGATGCCTCTAGTAATATTCAGAACATCATTTACATTGAAACCGTTATCAACGATACCCTTTAACCCTTTTACGATGTTCGTAAGTCCAGCGACAAGCATAAGTGCACCGCCAAACTTTGTAGCCCCTAATATCATAAGGGCACTGCCAACAGCGCCAGCAAAGCCAGCAATCATATCTGTTACATTGTCAAATGTTGGGCCTTCATTGAGGACACTTTTCAGCCCCCTAATAAACTGGTTTACTCCATCAATAAACAAGCCGAATAATCCAAGCATCGGAAGTAGCCCAGACAATGCCGATCCAGCCCCCAAACCACCAAGCAGCTTTTGCAAGGCGGACAGCCCGGAAATCAAGCCTTCCGCAATTTTCCACGCCGCAAATCCAGCCGCAATTCTTAAAACGATGTCAAGTAACGGCTCTAGCTGCTTTTTTAACTCGTCTGTCTGCGACTTAATGCCTGCAAGCATATCTTCATCCCAAATGCTTGGGATTTCAAGGTTATCAGACCATTCAATATTAGCAGAAGCACCTATATTTGTGGCCTTCTCTTGTTTGTTTAAAATATTTAGTTCGTCAATTCCGATTAGTTGTCCCCGCAGCTTTTTCGCCGCATCAGTAGCGCCCTCGATGGAACCCGTTGCATCCTCAAAATTATCACCTAGTCCTGAACCAAATTCCCAATCAGATGGATCCCACTCAGGCATTGAAATATTGAAGAAACTAGCCATTGCCCGCACACCGTCCGATAAAGTGGAGACAAGCGCACGTATCCATGGAATGACACTCATAACAATCGGAAGTAAGAGGTTTCCAATTTCACGGGATAATAGCGTGATCTGCTGCCGCAAGACACGCATAGCATTTGCTGGGCTTTCCAATGTTCGCGCAAAGTCCCCAATTGCTCCAGTACGGGAAACACCCTCCATAATGGCCAGGGAGCGCAGAAGGGCTTTTTCTTGCTGACTCATAGACTCTACAGACGCATCTATCCCATGGGCAAGAGCATATTGCTTTAGGGCCGCTTCTGAAATATCAACGCCAAGCCGCCGAATCGCTTTTGTTTCACCAACAAATCCGGATTGCAGCCGCGTAATACTTGACTGCACATCTTCATTGTACAAAGAGGACGTATCATAGGCAAGTTCAGTCAAGCTTTTACTCAACTGATATGCCTTATCCCCAGTCAGCCCGAATCCCTTTGCAAGACTCATAAGCGTGGCTTGTGAATCCATCCATTCTTTCGGGTCTATGCCAAGCTTTGATGAAACGAGTTGGGAATACCTATAAGCCTGATCGTAATATTCCCCCATTGCAACGCCGAACAAATTAACCGTTTCCGCATAATCAACGACATTTTTTACTGCTGACTTCAAGCCCCTGCCGATGCTATAAAATCCAAGCCCCGCTGCAACAGTCCGCCGGATATTCCGGACAAGATTATTTAATGGACGGTTAGTTCGTTCAACTGTTGTCCGCATTTGTTGAAGAGCTGCGGTCTGTCTGTTTGTTGCCGTTGAGGCTCCGCCCATCACCGATCTTAGACGCTCTAGCGTTGCCGCAAGTTCTTCAAGCCGTTTTGTTGCAGTGTCCGATGTTGCACTTATTTCAATTTGTAAACTATCAATATCAACGGCCACAGTGCCACCACCTTTCAGATAGGCACTTGGCACTGTGGCACTTGGCACTTAAATATAAGAATATCCCCGCCATCTCATATTGAGATAGCGGGGAGCGTTGATTATCTGTTTTGAAGATATATTATGGCATCCTCTTCAAAAAGATTGTCGCTTTTTACGCAAAGGGCATAATTCGCATTCAAAGAGGCGGTTGGTGTTTCATAGGCAAGCACGTATTCCTTAGATAGTCCTGGGTTTACCGTGTCTAGCATCATATAGTTCTCATACTCTGTTAAAATCCCAAGCTCTGAGTTTGCTTCATACTCTGAACTGTTTTCATCAATACCGTCCAACAACACAAAATTCAAGTTGTTTACAGCGTAAGGATCAGTACTATCATTTGTGATTTTGACGCGCAAAACAACATAATTTGCATCTGTTGAAATTTGGAAGTCACCAGAGCCTAGTGTGGTTTTGTCCTCAACTGATGTCACACAAAATACAACATCACTTTTATTCGCCACTTGTTCACCCAAATACGCAACATTTTCATAGGCGGTTTCGTCCTGTTTGTCAGAACCTACTATGCCCTCTAGGCCGCCAGAAAACTGTGACAAGCCATCAATCATCATGCCGATTAAGCCCATCGCCATCATGATCGCACAAACAGCCGCTAACCAAGGATGCTTTTTCATGCGAATTACACCTTCCTTTCTCTTGTAGCTTAACATGGGAGAGGCGTAGTCGCAACTCTTTTCTCCGCTATCTCTATAACAAGGTTGTCAAGGTGCAATTTGCATCAATGAAAAAAATCTGACGGCGCAATTTTGCGCTGTGAAATCTCATTGGATTTAGGGGTTAGTGTTTTCAGACAGGTTAGGCCATTTTTTGCCTGTGTTCTTTCAGAACAATAATCTTTCTGCCCTCAATCTTCACCACGGCGGATGCCATGCCGCGGGAATTGATGATCTTTTCAATCAATTGAATGTTGTCTTTGGTTAGCGTGATATTCTCCATAACTAACACTCCTGCGGCGCGAACTTTATATGTAGTATTATATAACAAAACCAATGATTTTGCAATATTTTTGGCACTTTTATTATCTGGCAAACGGACTCTTTGCCACAATTACTGTGAGGCCGTTCACTAGATCGGAAAGGTCTCCGCCCTGGTATACAAATTTTTCAATCTCACGTTTTGCCGTCTCCGTGTCCGCTCCCATACAATACGCTGTATAAGCCACCAGGAATGTAAACGGACGGTTGGTTAGATCATTCCATGTACTACCCAACCGCTCAATCTCCAAAAGGCTATCTAGGGTAATAGGCTTATTCTCATAGGTTTTCCCGTTGATGGTCATAGATATGTCTCCTTCTGTAAAGTTGAGTTATTCCCATCAAAAATAATGTTTCAGACCTTCGGCAGCTCTGCGGGCTGCGTCAGCCTGTTCCGCTCCCATCCTGCGGGCCTCGTCCTCTGCCGCTGTTCCATTCTGATCTACCGTCACGGCATCGGGGGTTTTGCGGGCCGCTGCGCTCACAATGTCGTTGACTTCATTAGCGGCTACCTGCTCTGTTTTGGTAATGGTCGGCTGGACGTGTGCGCCCCACCTCTCCTGAATCTCCCGCAACGTCCCTTCAAGTGCCTTTGCACTGGCTCCGGCAATTACAACATCGGTTTCGTTTGGCCGCCCATAATCGATTCCATGATATTTCCTGTTCGGCAAAAGATCGGTGCTGTGACCATCTCCATTTTGCGGGGCATACAGATAGAGGGCATCAAAGCCACGTTCAATAGCTTCTAAATCCCGCATATAGTCGGGCAGGGAAGGGGCGTTGATATGATACCCGGCCTTTTCAGCGACGGCATTTAGGCACCGCAGGGCCACAAAATTCCCAGCGGCTTGCTCCACCATAGCCTCAATTTCTACTTGCTCCATCTTCAAATCAAAATCGTGGTATGTGCGGAGTTGGGCAAGGAAAGCCGGGTCCGCTGTCTCACGAATCCACGTATAGAGGGCGGAACGCATTTCTTTAATTTGCGCCGCTACTTCTGTTTTTGTATTTGTAAGTTGTTCGCGGACGTTCTGAATCCCAGCACTTTTCGCTTCCGCTATTCTTTTTTCAAAGTATTCCTTCTGATAGACCCCTTGATTATCCAACTCTTGACGATACCCTGAGTAAGCCGAATTAACCCCGGCAATATGACGGTTCTTGATGTTAATAAGCTCCCCTACTGCCTGTTCTGCGGCCTTGCTTACTGCGGTATATTTGATTTCTGGCATGGTATAAAATCCTCCTTTAGTTAATACAAAAATGCTTTACAAATCCCTCTGCGGCCTCTGGCGGATACATATAAATTTTTCCAGTTTCCCAGCACCAACGCGCCCACTGCATAGCCTCTCTGGGAGTAATATCCCATCGGCTCCCGACCAACTGGGCATCAAGCCAGCCCTTTTGAATGTGGTTGTAAATCGTCTGCCGGGAAATGCCTGTGGCCTGTTCCAGATCCTTTGTTGTCATGAGCCATCATCCAGTACAACGGATTCAGAAATTCGCCGTTCCAACTCTTGCGGGTCCATCTGCGGCCCAAGCGGGCCATTCCCCTGCGGAATATCAATTTGCACAGTATCTGCGTGGTCAAAATGGTTCTTCAGCTGGAAAATTGCCATTGCTGCATCAGCATTTCGATAAAGGGCCGCATTTGTCAAAATGTCAGCCATAATATCCTTAACTTCAAGGATAAACTGTGCCGTTCTGCTCTCTGTGTTGCGCGAAACCCATCTGTTTAGTGCTTGTCTGGAAATCCCGAATCCAAAAGTAGCTAACCCCATAACCGATGGATAAATCTGCGCCTCTGCGCAGGCCTTTAGATATTGAAAAGTTCTGTCCTTTACCATCTCAAAGTCGGAAAAGTCAATTTTCCCCCGGCCTTCGGATTCCTTCAATTTTTCAATATGCGTTTCAATGTCCGTCTTTAGCTGATCTCCTTTGTGTTGGTCAGCTTGTGCCTTGTAAATTTTCCTTGTATACCCGTCCCGCTCCTTGTGAGAGGCCAGGGCATCAGACATTTCCGGCACTGTTGGCAATCTGTTCACATCGTCACTCCTCATCAAATAAAAAACCCGTCAATATCCCCGCTGGAGATATTGGCAGGCACTTGGGATAAACCACTTGGCACTATCAAGCCTCGTCTCTTGTTTTCTTCTCGTTTATCTAAGTCGATTTTGCTATTACTTTTACAATTTTTGCAATATGGGAAAATGATTCCGCTTGTCACGCTATCTACATACAAAAGGATTTTTTTCTTGCCCTTCATTAAACAGTCAGGGCAATATATACAGTCAATCAAATGTTCACCTCCGATCTCAGCAATTCGCATTCCCAGTTTCCACGAAAAACAATTCCAGACTTCACAGCCAGTATTTATTCTTAAGTCACAAAGCCACCTCCAACATATCAGCAAACGCATAGACGGCCTTTTCATAATCATCCGCATATGGCGCTATAAATTCGTTGTGCATATCAACACCGTTTTCCCTGTAAACGCCTATCATACAACCATAAACTTCTCCTTGTTGTAATTGGGTGAGATAGGTGAGTTTGGGTGGATGTCCATTTTTGAGCATCTCACCCAGCATAATCCCTTGCGGCACAATGGTTTGCGAAATTGGGTGAGTTGGGTGGGTTGAAAATGACCAAAAGAGAAAATAAATATGTAAATAGCTGCTGCGCACCATCAATAGCAACTATGTACTATTTTTATTTATTTATATAAAAGTTAACTCACCCAATTCACCCAATACCCTGTAACACTTGTGGCTCAATGTTTTTAGTGGGTGAGTTGATAATGAAATTTAATCCACCCATCAATTCACCCAATTCACCCTATCGCCCATGCCCAAAGTTAAATATCTGTGCTGTTACATGGTGTTTCGGGAGCAGGTACTGCGGTGTACCGTGAAGAAATCTCTGACCTTTTGTGTTGGCCCCTGGTGGGTTGTCCTCTATGATCTTTGCGAGAGCCTTTCCAACCTTCCTTGCATCTGCATTTATAATCTCCGCAAATTCCGCTGCTGACCACCATTCCCATTGACTGACGGGCATGTTATAATCAAGCAGCGCAGATATTTCCAGCTCATACTGCAATCTTTGCTCAAATTCCCGGTTATCCGCTTGCAGCTCCCTCATTTCTTCATCTGTCAGTCTGAAACCCTCTTTATCTGCCAGATACATTTGATATGTTTCGCGCCAAAGTTGCGCAACGAAATGCCGATCAAGTGAAAACAACGCCTTTTTATCTATATTTGTGACATGAATTGTCCAGTATCTGCGGTTTCCGGTATCGTCCTTTAGGTAGTCCGCTGGATTGACAGTTCCACAAAACGATGTACGGCGCGGAGAGATTGTGTCCGTTCGCGCATACGGATATCTGATTTTGTCCTGTGCCCTTGTTACAAATGCCTTGATGCTGGATTGCTCCTTTTTTAAGGTGCTGTCCAATTCTCCAAGCTCTGTTATCCAACCGCTTAAAGCCGTCATGACGGAATCTTTGCTGTTAACGTCAAGCACGGCCCCTTCTACAAACCATTGTGGGAATGGGGACATGATACGGAAAAAGCTGGTTTTTGCAAGCCCCTGTTCTCCCTGCAGCACAAGAATACCATCAGCGCCAACGGGTTTTTGTTCATCATTTAGAGCAAGTGCAACACACTGTATAAACCACTTGCGAATGTACGTTTTATACTTTGGGTTTGCAACCCCCAAAATTCTGTATACCTCCGGAAATCGGCTAATTTTATCCCATGTATCTTTCAGCAAATACTCCTTGACAGGGTTATATCTATTCCAGTCTGAAATGCACACAAGATAATCATCTATAGCCTGCCGGGAAACTCCCTTATATTTGCACGATCTCAAATAATCCATCAAATAGGCAGGAAGCACATTCGCCGCGTTTTCTTTTGAATAGACTTCCGGCAGTCCTGTAACCTCTGTGATTTTTAAGAGTTGGTTATAACGTACAGAAATACCTAGATCATCAAGGGCCTGCCTTGTCGCTTCGAGCGTCAGTCTGTGCTCTTCGTTGTATGCCCGCCCGTTCCTGGCCTCTTGGTTTTTCATGGTAGACGAACTATAGGCCCCCGGTTCCCACACCTCCTCATTCTGCGCAAGGCTGAGAATCGCCAGCGTTCCGGCCTTGCCCCCCATGTATTCAATTAAATCTGTAGTATCTCCCTTCTCAGGAAGCTCCGGCCACGCTTTCGTTAAGTCCAGTATCTTTACCTCTGCGGCGATAGGTTTCAGCGCGGCGGCCATGCGCTGCGCGTACTCTTTGCCGGGTGTGTCGTTGTCCTGAATGATGTAAACATGCTTTCCGGAAAACAACGGCGTGTATTCTGCGCTCCATTTGCTGTTCGCGCCATCTGGGAGGCTGACTGCTGACTTGCCCATCCGCCCCCATGTATCCACGTCCTTCTCTCCTTCAACAAGGAAAATATGGGTTGCAAGGTTATCTGAGGAGGGATACAGCAGCGGAGCACTTTTTCCTCTCCCCTTTTCCCATGCGCCTCCCTCCATGTGGAACCAACACGCATATTTTGAGCCATCCGCCCGGCGATACACGGCCTTCTTGATCTGCCCACCTGGATAGATATGCTCCCGTTCGACCTGCCCATAATCCTGCTTCTTTGGTGGTCCCTGTATATCAAATTCCTGCTTCATCCACTCCGCCGCCTCAATATTTGATATGCCCCGATACCGGGCCACGAGGTCAACGGCGTCCCCATGCTCACCACAGCCGAAACACTTCCAGCCATCGGCGTACACTTGCAAACTCGGGTTCTTGTCCCCGACATGGAGGAAGCACCGCGCCTTGTCTTGTCGGTTTATTTCCAGTCCCAGGCGGCGGGCAACCGTGCGGCAATCCTCTTTTTTTAGTTCATTAAAATCGATTTGCAAAACTGCACCTCCGCTTATCCAATAGCTGCTATCGCCATGAGATTTCGGCAACATTTAATCAACATCAATTTGCAGATTGAAAAACTTGTCTAGCGCCTCTGTGGACACATAGTAAGATCGGCTCCCAGGCTTTACGCTGGGAATTTGGCCGCTTTTTACCAGTTTTTTGAGCATATATTCAGTTACTGGGCATTCCGGGTCTTTCTCTTTCAGATACTTAATTGCTCCGCTGATCGTTCTAATCATTTTAAAACTCCTCTCAAAATAAAAAGGGGCCAAAACCCCTGTTAAAACAGAAGTTTTGACCCTATGGCCGTCTACCATCCCCCTATGAGGCGGTGCATTATTGGGTTGTTAATACTCGCGCGAGTGTTTCTGTTGCTCTAACCTTTGCTTCATCTATAGCGTGGGTATAAGTCTTTATCGTTGTGTTTATATTCCTGTGTCCCAAGATGCTCGCCGTGGAAGATACATCTGCACCATTTGCAATTAGTAGACTTGCCACCGTATGCCGGAAAGCATGTGCCGCCACGGCTGGCAGGCCATTCCGCTTACAGAAATGCTTAATTGTCTGCTCTACAGTTGCGGGATGTGTTGGCTCACTCGGGTTTGATACCTTGTAAAACACATACGTTTCTGCGTTGAACGTATCGCCCAGGCGATCATATAGCCCTTCGGTTTCCTGCCGGTATTCCCATAGCACTTCTTGAAGCGCCAATGGCATGTATATGATACGCCCTTCCTTTGTCTTTGTTTGGCCGTATTTCAGCCCGCCTCCCGGCATCGTGGTTATTCCGTGGTCAATAGTGATCTGCCCTGTTTTAAAGTTTACTTTGCTCCATCGCAAGGCGCACAATTCACCTATGCGCATGCCAGTATGTAGAAGTGTGTAAATTAGGGCCTTTTTTCTCGTGTCCTCTTTATTGGCGCAGCATAGAAAGTGGAGGGCCTCTGTTTCAGATAAGAACTTTTTGCGTCGCGGAGCGTCCCGCCCCTTTGCGATTTTTGCCCGCTTTGCCGGATTAAATTTGATTAACATTTCAAATTCAGCATAGTCTAAAACCTGAGTGCAGAAAGAGGCCGTGTGTTTAATTGTTATCTCTGAATATTTTTTCTCTGACGTGGATAAAAACAGATTTTTTAACGGTTTCCCAAATACTTTCGCTATCGTTTCCGCCCCGCGTCTAGTCGCTTTCCGCTTGTTCCGGACAACTTGCTGATATTGTTCCGCCCCTATCTTGCGTACATAATCATTGATGCGGAGCCCGTCCTGCTTTGCAAGTTCAGACACATCTGCTGAGAATATAAAATACTCCGCCTTGATTTCTGAAATTGCTTTAAACGCCGTTGATATATGCCCCGGTTTCAAATCGGATAATTTTATATTCCCAATGTGTGGTTCGAGGATGCGCAAATATGAGCGATGATTTCTTAATGTGTTGTCCGCAGCACCTTCCGCAGCTTTCAAGCCTATAAAATATTCCGCGAACTGTTTGAATGTTTGCTTTTCGTCCAATCTAAAGCCATCTTCGATCTCCTGCTCAAACTGAACAACAGCCCTTTGCAATTCTTTTTCGATTTGCCGCTCCGACATACCGGGATCGGGCTTCCACGTCCTGAAATGCCGTCTTTGCTTCCCATCGGGGCCGAATCCATCCGAAACCGTAATCTTGTACGATATGGATCCGGTTGCCCCTATACGCTTCTTAATTGACGCCATTCTATCCCCTCCCCTTTTAGTGCAAATTTGGCGCAATTCTATAGGAAATGTCCGCCGTTTTTCCGTTAGGCTATGCTCGGAAACTGTTGATATTCAACGCTTATCGCTTCTTGTATTTAGTATACTATTTCTTTGGACGTA